AACTTTGTTTAAATAGAGTTCCAAAAATTATAGGTTGTTGAGCATCTTCACCATCAAGAAAAAATCCAACAACAACTTCCCCACCATGATATTTCATGGATGAACCGAGTCCTCCAGTAGTTGACATGTTAGGTGGTAAAAGAACGTGTGCTAGTGGTAGTTGGTCATCAGGTAATTCATCACCACATCCATGATATCCAACAATACGAACACGGCATCGATGTGAGTAAATGGGTTCGCCATTTTCTGCATTCTTCTTCTCTAAAAGATTATCCCACTTTCCTTTCTTTGGATCAGTAACTTGACCGATCCACCACTGCATTGGGTCTTTCCCTATAAAATCAGTTGTCTCTTTATACATCTAATTAATCATCATAGATTAGGCATTCAGGCTCATCTGGATGCATGTCACAAAATAGTTCTAGAGCATTTGGGTCATGATGATCGCCTGCTTTGATCTCTTCTTTGTGATGTTCGACATACTCTTCGAGTTCATGTAACTCCTCTTTTGCATGTCTTCTCGCTGCTGGATTGGCCTGTGGGTCATCAGCAATCTTTTTATCGTATTCAATGTGATCTTCGATTGATTTCATTTGATTCTCCTGTTTCTTTTATTTAAGCGGTAAAGGCATCACGAATTAAAGTTAGTTGGGTTTCTCCACTTCCACCACCGATTAGGTGTCTTAATTCAGATATTAGATACTCTCCACTTGGATCATTAGTTTTATCACTTCCATACTCATCGGTTGAACCTTCACCCTCTTCATTTTTGAGAGGGAACTTGACATCAACCTTTATACCAGCTCTCAGGGTGGTGTTCAATGGAACTGATATTTGTAAAGTTTGTGAAAATAGTAAACTAGTTCTAGTATAAGATTTATTTTTATACACGTCAAGTTCACTATTAGGTTTCGTATCTTTCTTTTCTGAACCTTTTTGAGAGACTCCAACATCACTAACTTTAAGCATTAGTCGAGATGGATGTTTTTCAATGTCCTTTAAAAATTTGAGTTCCTTTTTAGTATCTAATTTAGTTATGTCAAAATCAACCTCTTTAAGTGTATGATTTTCAATATTAAGATAGAGAGTTCGATTTGCATACATTCCCATTCTTAAATTAGTACCAATATCATTTGTTTGATTTAAATTATTTTGTAAAATTTTATTTCCCTCAATGGGTCTATCAGCCTGTTGATATGGGACAGCTTCTTCTTTTAGTAAACTCTCAATTGATCTAAAATGATAACCCTCTATGGTTTCATAAAATAAAAAACCAAAATTCTTAGTGGATGATTGTGCTTTTGAACATAACCATTGAATCGTATCAAATGGTCTTCTTAGATTACCTACAAACGAATAAGAGTTAGTAGCTTCATCACTATCTAAGTTTTTCTTTGTTTTTAATCCTAGATATCCAGTTGACTCATCTCCTTTAAGTATTGTTTTCACTGTTTGGGTTACGTTACCAGTAAATTTTTTATTCACTCTTGCGGTTTCATTTATAAGTGCATCAACTGAAACAAACTCTAAAGTTGCAACCTGTTTATTACTTTCTGTCACCATGTTTCTGACAGAATTTAACATTAACTTATGTTCTGTAGATTTAATTTCAAACTTATCTTCCTCACCATCTAAAACAGTTAAGTCAATATACTCACCACCAGTTACTCCTTTTCTACCTAACACTTGGTCAACGTCAATAAAGGTAATTGTCATTGATATGGTAGTATTTTGAAGAGATTCATAATAATCAATAGCAGCGACACCTTTAACAATATCATAGGGTTCCTGTAATGAAGACCCCTTATCATCATTTGGCACCAATGTGCATTTTTTAATTAGATATTTCTTTTCTGACATTATGTTAATCTTCTAAGAACTTCTGGAGGCAAACCTTTCGATGTTGGCGAGATAGATATGTATGGATTTGCTGTAAGTTGAACAAACTTTACATCACTCTTAGCAAGTTTTATCGTTGATTCAGATACTTGTGATGTGTTTCTTGGAACGATTACACCCTGATTCTGATCTATATTCCCTACGTCTGTAGTGGATTGAACTATTCTATCAACTCTAGCGTTTGTATCATCTAATAAGGATAAATCTCTATCTTGTTTATCAACTTGAATATTGACATTCTCTTTTACAGGTTCAACTTTATTCACTCTATGTTTTTCCACAATTCCTTTTAATACATCAATATCGTTTTTAGCCCTTTCTGGTAATGCTCCAAATTCATTATATCCATCGGTGGTTACTTCCGTTCCAAGAATATAAGTTTTTCCTGTTTCTAGATCAATTCTGTTAGTGGTGCCCTCATATGATCGTTTAATATTCGACTCACTCCCATCTGCACTCTCACTAAATGAAAATTCAGATTTTCCACCCTCATTTGGAAATGTCTCAGTATAACCACCAGACTTTACCTCATTCTCTTCACTCTCTTCGTTACCACCTCTATTTCGATACTCACTAAAAGACTCTGCTGGAACCAAATCGTTTTCTTGCATGGTATTAGTCATTCCAGTTTTTACAGTAGGGTCTGTCATACCAACATTAGAATCTGTGACTGCACCACCTCCACCGCCACCTTTTCCACTTAATGCATTGGAAATAAAATTACCTATACCTATTATAGCTGCACCAACTCCAGTAAAGAGTGCAGATCCAGCCAGAGCCTTTCCAACAAAAGGAATTTTAGCAACTAGACCAGTGATGACTTTACCGATGAGTGCTGCAAGTTTTACGAAACCACCTTTTAAGGCAGTTCCAATGATGGGTATTAGTTTTGTCTTTGCAAGAAGTAATAATTTTGGTAGAAGAACTGGCCCGATATACTTGAGTGCGAACGCACTGATTCCTAATGTCGCTAGTCCTTTTAGAAGACCACCAAGAAAACTTCCGCCACCACCTTGTTGTTGTTCAGCTGGTTTGCCTGGTTCACCTTGGGGGCCTGGGTCTCCTTTGAGTGCCCTATCAAGCATACTTCGTTTCTGTTCTTTATCCTCTAGTTCTAACTTTCTATCCTCTGCAGCGTCTTTCTCAGCTTTTTTCTCTATGATTATATAATTTGCAATATCTCTAATCTTTGTCTCCATTGCCTCAATTGAGACAGATAGACTTTGAATGATTAACTTTTGATTATTGATGATACCTAAATTTGAACTTGACTGTGATAAGGCACGATTAGCCACTCTGTCAACTGAATCGACTCTCTCAAAGAAACTACCTACGTTTATCTTTGAACTAGGTTGTTCTAATTCTTCTTCATCCATACCTTCCAGTTCCCTGTCTTTGTTGGTTCTTTAGATTTTGCTCTTCAATATAATTCTGGAGAAGAGTTACATAAATGTCTCTTTCCCAAGGCATCATATTTTCTAGTTCCGTCAAGCTATATTTATGGTATTGCATGAGAGCAAAATTGATACGGTAGTAGGATTCAAGATCCTCTCTTGCAATACTTAGGCGAAAAAATCGGCTAGACCCTCCAGAACGACATTACCTTTTTCTTTTGTGTTTGGATTCACAACTTCAATCGTGTGAGATAGTTTAGGCATTGTTGCAAAAAACTTCTCAACTGCCTTATATTGTTTGGAGTTCAATTGATTTACAAAATCAAGTCTTTCATCTGGAGTATAATCATTGGCATCCCATGCGTCTTCACCACTGTAAATTACGTCAATGCAATCAGCAACAACATTGAATGTTTTATCAACCATCGACTCTGCTTCATCTTCTGTATCAAAGTTATTTGAGATAAACTGAGATAGAGATGGATACTTCATACGAAGTGTCATGGCATCATCTAATTTAATATCTTTTGTGTGTCCTCTTGGTTTAACAACTTTGATTTCATCCACATATATTGTGACTGGAACTTTGGTTGTGTTATCGTCAGGACAAGTAACTGTGAGTTTGATGTCCTCTCCAATTGATTTGGAACGAATATTTAAAAATAGAAACTCGATATCAAATGTGGGTAAGTTATCAACATCAACTCCTTTTGTCAAAATACATTTCTTCAAAACATCTGTCACAGCATTTGTGATTTCATTTTGATTCTTTGATTCAAGAGCGATGATTAATATTTTCTCTTCTTTAACAAGAAAGGGTCGATACTTTACTTTTTTGTTTGATGAAGGTAACTTCAACTCATAAGTTGGAGTTTCAATGGTTGGTAATGGCATAATTTATGATTCAGTGTTTTATTTAGTACCTAGAACCTCGACTAGTTTTTCTACTTCTTGATGGAGGATTATAATTATCAGTAGATTTAGATCCTATACCAAAGGCACCATCTGGAACTGTGTCTCCATACTTTAAATTATCAAGTCTGACGTTTTGACCTGTGCTGAGATTTTTTCTACTAATAGTATAACCACCTTCAACTGCAGCAGGGTCAACTGCTGTGTTTGCTGCAACAACTTCTTTTGAATTCACAACACCCACTGGAGTATTCACAACTTGTTTTTGAATATCATTATAATTAAAGGTGGTGAAGAATCTATCATAAGCAAACTGTACACTACATCTTAACACATTTGAGTCACCATAGGCAACTCTCATTGAAGTTAAATCAATCGGCCATACATTCACAAACTCATAACTTGTTAAGTCAGATTGATAACTTGCATTTCTTGATTCTTCTATGAAAGTGTCTCTTTCAAATTTTGTGATGTGAATTGTTTCTTTATAATCCTCTGGGTAATTAAAACGTGTAAACGCATTAGAATCTCTGATACCAGAATTAAAAATTGGATTAATATATGACATCCAACTTTCTAAAACTTCTATAATCACATGGTCTGCGTCAGCGTAAAACACAAGATTCAAAGGTGGAAAGTTTCTAAGATTTGGAAACTCTTCTTGAATACCTTGGCGATGTCCTATTGCACTTGAAGGTACAAAACTTGTGCCTGGAAGTTCCGCTTGTGTACACATCAAGGACATCTTTTGCATAAAATCAGTTCCCTGTGTTCTTCTCTTGCCTGGAGCGTCAGACAACCAAGTTT